TTTGAAGAAATTGCTGCCTGCATTGCTGTAACAACCATCTGACGTTGTGCAGATGAGCCGAACTTACCAGAACCATCAGTGTTTACACCTGATGCCCATACCCACTTACTGCTAGTGTATTTCTTAACGTTATAAGTAGAGTAGTCCATGTTAATCATCAATATGCCTTCCGGATGTAAATCTGGATTATCTACTGATGCGTGTACTGTTCTGCTTGTAGCCGCGCCTGATGAATCATAAGGTGCATCATGTGAGTAATGACTAAATGCCATTCCGTTTGTAGATGACTGGTCTGCATTGTCTAATTTGACCCATGCTGTACCTGACCAACGATAAGTCGTTGCGTAAGGAACTGCGTCACTGTCTACCCAAAGGTCACCTGTTGCTAATGATGTTGTTCCATCTTTACGTTTTGTTGGTGCGCCCGAGACTAGTTGGCATTCGCTTGGAGCGGAGCCTAGTGTGTCTTCTGACCATGCATATTTTACCCATGTCATATTTCCGCCAACATTTGTATTCTTTAAGAATTCAATCTTAAGACTTGATGAGAACCAATGAGTACCTTCTGCAATTGTACCTGTAATTTGTGTTGCTGATGCTTGATAAGATAATGCTTCCCAAACTGATGCTGTATTTGTAGCAACTGTGAAGCCTATATCTGTTTGACCTGCTGAGAATACTAAATTAAGTTCAAGACCGTCTGTCTTAGTGAAACGAATTTTATTTGTTCCAACTTTTTCAATACTAACGTTTGCTGTATTTAATGCCGCGTCTGCTTGAAATGTTGTTACAACATGATCTAATGTCTTTGCTGAGAAACTAAAAGCAACTCCCTCTAAAGTACCCGCACATGTAATAGTTACTATATCTGAAATAGTACCTGAAGTAATGATTGATGTAGCCGCACCTGTGTGTCGTCTTAGTGACCAAGCACCAAGTCCACCTGTTGCTTTAGTATAAACGTCACCTACAGAAATCAATGTTGCTGATGCTAGGTCGTCACTTGCATGAATTGGTGCTTGTTTTGAAACAAACAATCCTGATGTAGAATTATAAGACGATAAATCTACGTCTAATCCGCCGCCTGCTAATGCTTTACGTACATATAAATCACCTGCTACTAATGCCGCTGATGCTGAATTTACAGTTGGTGCAAATTGTGAAAATTGAAAATCTGCTGAGGCTACGTCACCCATTTGAATCCAAGCACTTGCAACTTTTTCATAATATTTAACAGGGTCAGTTGATATTACAACTGCGTAGTCGCCTGCTGAACCAAAAGTATTTGATGGCTCTCCAGAACCTTCAACATTAACATCATCTAAAACTGATAGTGATGCTGCCGCCCATGCTGTACCTGACCACTTGAATAGTCCGAAATCTGTTTTTGAAGTGTTATGCCAATGTGTTCCATTAGTGATAACGCCTGCTGGTGCTGTAGTTGATGCTTCTAATTCTGCTAAGTCAACATCTGCACGAATAACATATGCGTTGTTCGATACTCCTAGATATTGATATGCCGCTAATAGTCCGTATTCGCTTGTTTCAGCGCCTTGAACGACTGAACCGCCAACTGAATAAAATTTTGGTTCGCCGAATGTTTCGACTAACTCTCTCTGTGATGAAACTAGATAGGCAACACCCGCTGTTGCTGGTTTTGTACCAGCCGCGATTGCACTTCCTGAGGCATCTGATTTGTTACTTGCTGTTGCAATAACTAATAATGGTAATGTACCTTGTGTGGCTGCCGCATATTGCGACTCGTCACTAACTGTTACTGATACACCTGGTGATACTAATGTAGCCATGTCTTTCTCCTTGTTGATTTAATTACTAATAGTAAATATATTTCGCTACTACTATTTAGTCAAAATCACTAAAAAACACTGTTTTTGGGGTTAACTACGTAGACAACCCAGTCGCAACTTTACTATATAAAGCCTCGATGGTATCATCGTTTTGGATTATTCTATTGAACTGGTCATCCTTGTCTATCCATCTCCATTCACTTTGATGAACGTCAGAATGATAATCTTTCATTAGTGATGATGCGGGATGGTGATTATCTTGTATAGCATATCCCCACCAACTTGGCAACTCGCCTCGTCTGACATTCCAAACTTCACCGCCAAGGTCTTTTATGATTTGTATTTCATTTGCAAATCGTACATCAGGAACGATATACTTATTATCAGGATTATTAATTATTTCTTGTTTAACAAGACTGACCCAGATTCCTTGATAGAATCCATTTCTCATACAATCTGTACCGAACTCTTGTAGAACTAATCTAGGAGTAATTTCTCTGCCGGTTTCTTTTGTCCAAAATTCGTCAACAGTTTCACGCCAATCTCTACTCTCTACAGAGTCACCTTCGAGCATCGCACGGTCCCAACCGAACACAGTTGCAACTCCGTCTTTGAGTTTATCTGCAAAACTTAATTTAATGTAATTGTGTTCATCGACTAGAATATCTGCAACAGTGCCTTTGCCTGAGCCAATCAAACCTGTAATACCTATTATCATTTGAGTGCTTTTCATATTTGGTGTAGACTTATTATATCACTATACCAGTGTAAATGTCAACCGTTTTCTGAATTTATATCTCGGGATTCTATATCTTTCAATATGGCGTCTTTCATATCATCTGGATAATCAAGCCAATCGAAGATTTCATTCATGTGGCGTTTACAGCCTATGCAGAAGTTTTTTTCGTTGTATTTACATACACTGATACAGGGACTTTTAGTATTTCCATGTAAAGGGGATAATGGACTCTTATAGTTCATACAAGTAGGCGATGTCGGCGTATTATAATTAGCCAATCATTACGCCTAATGGAGCAGAACCATCGATATATAGTTTCAACTCAGTTTCTAATTTTTCTATATCTGCGTTTGCATCTGCTTTTAAGACATCACCGTTTAATTGAACTCCACCTTGGGCGCCAGGAAGTTGAGAAAATTTTGAACGAGCCTCGCCAATCATTTTCTTACAATATGCTAATGCATAATCTCTCATCCATGATTTTAGATAAGGATCTATTAGAAGTTGGTCGACTGAACGTTCTAAGTATACATGAAGAAGAACCATCTCGTCCGCTCTCATCTTTCTTAAAAGTTTAATCTTATGAGTGTTTGGTCTCCAGATGAATTGTATATCAGTTGCCGCAACTTTGTTTAGTGTTTCACGGTACTGAGAGAATAATTCGTAAGTTGAAATACCACCTATGTGATTGTTCATAAAGAAATATGAATTCGCATATGCTAACTCAAATGGGTCCATATCAACACCAGAAGAAATACCATGACCGAATGAACGATGATGAATCTTCTTTACTTCTGTTATTTCGTCAGGTAGAGTATACTCGTCAACGTCTTTTTTGAGTTCGATAGTATAAAAATCTTCTTCTACTGCATTCTCTGAACGTTGTCTAATCTTGTCAACTGCAATCTCAATTGCTAGGTCGTAATGTTCTGGATCTAATTCAATATCGACCATGCCATCGCCGAGCAATAGTCTAATCTGTTTAATTACATCATTTTGTATTTTATTACGTTGCTTTGCCATCGTTTGACCCTCAAAATATCGTTAACTATATTAGTTCTAACAGTATTTATCAAAAAACTTTTATAATCAAACTGTGGTCATTAAATCTGCCATTCAATTTTATTTCAACACTGTTGATGGCTTCAAATTCCTTGCTTAATGCACGTTTTGTTACCTTCTTGAACATTGCCAGTTGGGCAAGTGGCTTCCGTAATGTCTTCTGGACGCTCGTCAATGGGTCAAAACCTGTAATAGTTGTTCCCTTGACGCTAAATCCCGAACCATCTCTTTTTAATCCCTTAGGATCAATATTAGAAGCATAGTATATTCCTAGTTTTCTAGTCTTAGAGTTGTAGACTACTGCCACATTTGCCCCTATTAAGTCTGTTGGTGGTACACTAATTGACTTTGTTTCTGGATGATGGTCTAAGTATTTGAACTTACTAACTTGATTTTCTGCACTTATTACCTTCTTCTTACGAGGCTTTCTTGTTACTTTTCCTTTTAGTACAATATTATCACACGCATCCATTATAGTTTTGTACATATTATATTGATTCTTTATATCGACTTTAGACAGATGTGTATAGCCCTCTTTAAGTTGAGTGTGCATGTCTTGTTGAATTTCATCCATCGCTTTCATTTCTTTAGCAGATGGTGGATTTACTAATTCTGAAAAATCATCAAACATCGGTTTGTAGATTGATGCTATTATCTTCGCATGATTTGGTTTTGCACCAACAATCAGTAGCATTGTTTGAGGGTCGAAACTAGATAACATCTCTTTTGAACCATCATACCCATCAATGAACTCTTCAATATCATCTGACATTTCTAAAGACTTAGCAAACAAAAGTTGTTGAATCGTAGGCTTATATTTGGTAACTTTAATTGTATCTTCTACTTTTTTCTCTTCTTTAATTTTTTTACCGTGTTCGATAATACTTTCCAATTCTGTTTTGACTGAATCAGTTGCGTTTTTCATAGAATCTGATGAAAGTCCTGGCATTGATATCATGTATTCTGAAACACCTTCGTGATTTTCTGGCATTCCGTTAGTCAATGCTCTGACATATCCAGCAAGTGTACTTCTTGTACGCCAATCTGGCGCTGATTTGTAAGATGCAATATCTTCTTTTGAATAATCATTTGCTTTCATCCAATCGACTACCCAAATAATGAAATCTTTATAGTTGTAAAAATAACTATAATAATATGGAGTGCGAGAACGTTCTCTGTAGTACTCTTCGCCTGACCATTGGTCTGCACCTTTCCAGTCGGGTTCGTATCCCACCATATACTCGTCAGTGAATTTTCCTTTCATCGCTATCTTTTTTCTTTTCGTCATTACCATCTCTGTTATATCCCTCAACTTTATATATCAACAATATTAAGTATTATATGCCACATTTATCTTTTTGTCAAGTTTTTTGTGATTTATTATCAAATCTTGCTGTTTTATTCGAAGTATCTATCTCTCTAATTCTCTCTATTATGTTCACATCAAGTGCATTTATTAGCATTGCACTTCTAAATTCATTACTATTATTTGGCATCGTACTATGTAATGTTCTCGAATTGTATATCAAACAATCACCTGGATTTGAAACAAATTGAAATCCCTCTGTCGTTAACAAGTCGTTGTACTCTTCTTGGTTCTCTTCTATATCTTTATAATAGTATCTACTTTTATGTGAGCCAGGTAAAACACAGGTTGCTCCATTTTCTAATGTGAACTTGTCTAATGGGATAATAATCTGCACACCGAAGAGTTCGTCATTCGTTGACCTAGCAAAATCTTCAAATCGATAAGGAGTGTCAATGTGTGCCCTTATCTTTGTGCTGCCTGGTCTTGTTGTGATAGTATCAACAATATGGATGCCCCATTCTTTGCCGTTGAACATTGCATCAATATGTCTACCCAAAACATCTACTACCGGCTGCCACATCTCTCTTGGTGGCTCTTTACTCCAACAAACGTTATATTCTCTACCTTTTCTGTGTTTCCCGTAGTATTCCCCATTTACCGCGTTGCCACGGTGTATATTATCTGGGTTCATTGCCCACAACTTAAACTGTCTTACTGTAAATGGAGAGATTATCTCTTTTATGGAGATAAAACCTTGATTATCATTAATTAACATTATTCATACCTTCCTAAATGTCTATTTATAGTTTCTGTATTATATAACTCTATTATATGATAAATACACTAAGAAGTCAACTTATGGAGAAAAATAAATGCCTCGCCTTAGTCTATGGAATCCTAAAAAGGGTAACGATTACAAATTTATCGATAAAAATATCAAGTCACATTTTGACCATGGCGGAACTTCGCTTCTAATTCATAAGTATATTGGCTCACAAGATAAAACTGCGGCGGACTACGACCCGGCGTCTCCTGCTATACAAGATTTACTTTTTTTAGAAAATCGTGATAGAAAATACGAAAAAGATTTATACGACTTAAGAGGTGTATATACTGTATCTGACCAAGATTTCGAATTATCACAATTCGGTATGTTCTTAGGCAATGACCAACAAGTATTCACTCTTCATTTGAACGAGATGGTTAATCAACTAGGCCGTAAGATAATGACTGGTGATGTAATTGAACTTCCACATATGCGGGAAGACATGATGCTCGAAGGCAATGATGGGGTTGACCCAGATGCTGTTAATCAATACTGGGTAGTCCAAGAAGCAACAAAGAGTGCTGAAGGATTTGACGCAGGTTGGTGGCCACATATTTGGCGTGTTCGTTGTAAGCAATTACAAGATACACAAGAGTATTCAGATATTCTTGGCACTGGTGAAGAAGCAGATGATTTGAAAAACATTTTGTCTACATACAATAAAGAACTTCAAATTACTGATGCTGTCGTTCTTGAGGCTCAAGATAATGTTCCTGGAAAATACTGGGACTACAGAACAAACAACTTAATGTATGCAACTCAAGCCAATCATCCAGACGATGTAGATTACGCAACAGTGGCGTATGGCAAAACATTTCCAGATAGTCCATCATCTGATTCATATTTCTTAAGAACAGATTATACACCATCAAGATTATTTCAATACAGAGATAGTAAGTGGTTCAGAATCAACGATGACGATGGAGCATGGGAAGTGGGACATGCATTACACAATCAATTTATTAACAATAGTGGCACAGTAACATTAGATGACGGCACCACTATCACATCAAAAGTCAATCTGTCAAAAGCAGTAAGACCAAAGGTAGACTAATATGGCACAAAAACATTTCTATGACAATCAAGTTCGAAGATACATTCTACAATTTGTTAGAATGTTCAGTGGGTTCACAGTTAAAACTGGAAGAAAGAAGAATGACAATGTAACTGATTATTATATTAGAGTTCCATCAAGATATGGAGATGTATCTCGTATGGCGGCAACTATTCTCAAAGGAAACTCTGAGAACGTTGTAAATTCTGCACCATTTATCGCGGCACATGTTCAAAGTTTACAACCAGACAGACAACGACTACAAGACCCATTCTTTCAGGATGCTGTAAGTGTCAACGAAAGAAAATTTGATGAGAATACTCAATCATACACAAGTGAACCTGGACAGAAATATAATGTAAAACGACTAATGCCAGTTCCTTACTTACTGAACATGCAAGTTGATATTTGGACTTCTAATACTGACCAAAAGTTACAATTACTTGAACAGATATTAGTTCTATTTAATCCAGCATTAGAAATACAACACAATGATAATCCAGTCGATTGGACTACTATTACAGTAGTAGAGATGACTGACTTACAATGGACAAGCAGAAGCATACCTGCTGGAATTGAAGACCAAATTGATATTGCCACAATGATATTTCAAATTCCTATTTGGATTAATCCACCAGCACAGGTATCAAGACAAAACGTAATTAGAAATATTATTAACAATATTTACACCTATACAGATATAGACACACTTGATTACGACCCAGATGCATTTGAATTCTTTAAAGATTTGAACGCCCAGTCAAGTGTTATTGTCACTCCAGGAAACTATGCACTACGAGTTTATGAAAGTGGTGGTACAGTATTGTGTAGCCCATATGCAAACGGAAATTATGATGATAGTATAACATGGGCAACTGT